TGTGTTTTCTTGAGGACAACCATGATGTCCCAATTCTTTTTGTTTGGTCTGATAACAACTGACAAGTTGTTCAAGGAGATTACGTATTGTTTATTTTCCATAGTTCAAAGTTCGTTATTTAGTTTGACAATTCCAAATATTGTTTTGGTAAAATAGTAACCTCAAAAGTTCCACAATTATTCAAGTGTTCCAATACTGATACATCATTTTTAGGATATTGATTGTTGAAATAATCCTTAATCGTATCTTCATCACCTTTAACCAAGAACACATCCCAATCTCTAAAATCTTTTGTTTTGTTTATTATTTCCATAATTCAAAGGTACAACCAATACTTTACACTGCCAAACTTTTTTTGATATTTATATTGGGGGGTAAGACGTTCTTATCTATACTGTCATATTATTTTTACCTTATCCCCAACTTATGTCCATAGAACCCCTGCTTAGGTAGGGGTTTTTTATTTCCTTATTTTTCAACAGTGGTATATTTATTAGTATGAACGTAGATGAACTAATCAACAACTATTTCAAGTTATCCATTGAAGAGAAAGAAGATTTGTTATGTGTTTTGATAAGGGATTATTTTCGTAGGAACTTGGATAATGGTTATACCGTTGTTGAGATAATTCAAGGTGTTGATGATATAATCAATTATGCGTCATCAAGGGAAGATTATGAAATGTCTCAAGCATTCAAGGATATAAAAGAAGCGATGGCTATCGCAATTAAAGAAATGAATATAGATGTGTAATTGTAAAAAAGGTAGAAAACAGGTAATAAACAATTTGGACAGTCCTGACCATGTGAATAACGCAAGGGAGGTCTTCAGGTCCATTATCTTAAACAAAGAGATGTCTGACTACACTGACTACGATAAGATAGAAATAAACATGGCGTATTTATCATTATACCCCAATGTCAAAGGTGAACCATCACTTGAAGATATGGTTGGGGGAATAAAACAAGGAATTGAATTATACGATGTCAAATACAAACGATAGAAGAAAAACTAATAGAGGTCAAGGAATGAAGGCCGAGGATACTTTCCCTGAAGATTGGAAGGAGATAATGATTGATTGTGGAAAGAGGGGAAAGAACCAAACTGAGATATTCATTAAGTTGAATATTCATCATTCAACACATTATGAGATAATGGAAAGGAATGAAGAGTACAAAGAAACTTATGAAGAATATCTTCAACATTGTGAGCAGTGGTGGTACGATAGGGCTCATGATGCGATTGTTGAGGGTAAATCAAAGATGTTTAACCAGAACTTATGGTCCATGATTATGAGAAACAAGTTTAAGAGCAGTTGGAAAGATGAGAAACAATTGGATGTATCCACAATGGGTGAAAAACTTACATCTGTTGACCCAATCAAGATTGAGGTTATCAGAAAATCAATGGAGGATTAATTGGAATCCTGACTTGGATTGGCCAGGTGAGGATTCTGAAATCCCTTCAAATGAAAAATTATGACAACAGTACAAACGACAGTGGTATTTGATGAGTTATTAAAGTCCGATGAGTTGGATAAAAGACTTGTTGTTGCTGTTGGTGGTTCTCGTTCAGGGAAGACGTACAACATTTTAATTTATTGGATTTATAGATTACTTCAAGAAGAGGGTAAGACATTATCCATTGTCAGAAAGACCTTACCAGCATTAAAGAATTCAGTATTAAAGGACTTAATTGAGGTCCTTGAGTTGTTTGGGGTTTATGACCCAACGTGTTTTCATAAGATGGATGGTTATTATGTTCTTGGAAAGAATTTGATTAACTGGTTTTCAGTTGATGAACCACAGAAACTCAGGGGTAGTAAACGTGATTATCTGTATTGTAATGAAGCGAACGAACTACAAATTGAAGATTGGAATCAGTTAATCTTCAGGACCACAGATAAAGTTATTGTGGATTTGAACCCATCAGAGATTACATCGTGGGTTTATGACTTGGAGGAAAGGGATGATGCGTATTCATTCAAAACAACATGGAGGGATAATCCCTTTGTTGATAAGAACATTATCAAGGAATTGGAATCATTGAAAGATAAGGATGAAAATCTTTATCGTATCTATGCTATGGGTGAGAGGGGATTACCACAACAGTTGGTATTCAACAAATTCAATTTAATTGATGAAGTTCCACGTGGAATCAAGTTATTGGGTATGGGAATTGACTGGGGATATAATGACCCCACAGCGTTAGTATCCGTCTATAAGAACGGTGATGAGTTATACTTGAAGGAGATTATGTATGTTAAGGGAATGACCGTTCCTGACATTATCTACAATATGGAAAAGATGAAGATTTCAAGGGTTGAGAACATATGGGCGGATTCAGCATTACCACAGAATATTGAGGAGGTTAAACGAAACAGATTCAACATTAAACCTGTATCCAAGAAAACGATTTTACATGGATTAGATTTAATTCGTAGACATCATGTTTATATTACAAAAGACTCAAAGAATATAATCAATGAATTTTCATCTTATCGTTACAGGGAGGATAAGGACGGGAACTTGTTGGATGTACCAGAGGACGATAACAATCACGCCATAGATGCCATCCGTTATGTGTTGGAATCAGAACTAAATAAAAGAACAGGAAAAATTACAATAGTATGATAGAAGTAGTAATGGAAGATAAGGTGTTACAGGTTTCACCACACATGACAATTAGTCAGTATCAACAATTTATTAAGAAACAAGAATTATTCAAAAAGAACCCAGCAGAACTGTTGGCTTTGTATTTGAACATTTCAATAGCGGATTTGAAGGATTTACCAGTCTCACAGGTTGAAATGGTGGAGAATTATATCACCAATGAGATGGCTAAAGACTTTGAAAAAGATGAATTATACAACACATTTGAGTTTAATGGGATTGAATATGGGTTGGAGAACGATTGGACCAAACTTGCTTGGGGTGCTTGGATTGATTTTCAGGTATTATCATCAGAAAATATTCAAGACAACATCCATACAATCATGTCAATCTTGTATAGACCCATAGTTTCAAAGGGAAAAAAGGGAAAATATGTGATTGAAAGGTACAAATCTGATGAAATTGATGATAGGGCAACCCAATTTTTGGACTTACCAATCATCTATTGGTTGGGAGCAGCGAGTTTTTTTTTTCTAACATCAACTTTATACATCAACAATATAAAGAATTCTTTGGTATTGACGAACAAACTCAACAACTTGACGATGATGGGGTGGAAGATTCTACCGAAATTCCTAAAAAAGAGGCTACCGTTAGGTTCTATTTTGCACTCACCTACCAACTTGCAAAAGAAGACATTCTAAAGATTGAACAAATGGACAGCGTACCAACGTATTTATGTTTAAATGTTGCGGCTTTGATGAAAGAAAGACACGACAAAGAACAAGAAGAAATAAAGAAGATTGAAAGACAAATGAAAAAGTAATGGAACAATATGTATCATATCACAAAATAATTCAAAACCTTGAATATTATCAACAATCTCAAGTTGGGGTTGGTTTGAATTCATTTGGACATGGAAATATCTACGAATTTTCAATGAACGCATCAGGAGGGACAGCAGTATACCCTTTGATGTTTGTAAGTCCTCAGAACGTGTCTTATGACATGAATACAACAACATATACGGTTCAGATATTGTTTGCTGATAGGATTAATGATGATATGTCAAATCAGGTTGATGTTGTATCTGATATGTCCATTCAAGCCAAGAGATTTATATCCTTTATTCAAAGGGGAATGAATCAAGACCCACCATTATTTGATATAATGGATAACACCATGCCAGTTACGGCAATTCCTTTTTTGGAAAGATTTAATGACTATGTTGGAGGTGTTTCTTTGGATATTAATATTACAATATTTGAATACATTGACGCATGTGATTACTATCCTGCTGGTGAATTATTATATCAAAATGGAAATGTTGTAACAGCAGAAAATTGTGATATTATTAGTTATTCAAGTGTAGCATGTCCAAATGAAACAATAGGTCAATTACCTGTCTTTAATGGTGATTATTCTAATGGTTGGGTGATATTCAACAACTCAGCAAATACAATCACTTACAGAATAAATGTAAATGATTTAAAGGGTAATTCAGGAACATCAGGTACTAGCGGAACTTCGGGAAGTAGTGGAACATCAGGACAGAACGGAACCAGTGGTAGTTCGGGAAGTAGCGGAACTTCAGGTTCAAGTGGAGTCTCAGGAACTAGTGGTAGTTCAGGAAGTAGCGGAACTTCAGGTTCAAGTGGAGTCTCAGGAACTAGTGGTAGTTCAGGAACTTCAGGAGTTAGTGGAACTTCAGGTTCTTCGGGAACTAGTGGAGGCACAGGTTCATCAGGAAGTTCGGGAAGTAGTGGAACATCAGGTAGTTCAGGAAGCAGTGGTAGTAGTGGAACCTCAGGTTCAAGCGGAAGTTCAGGGACTAGTGGTAGTTCAGGAAGCAGTGGTAGTAGTGGGACCTCAGGTTCTTCTGGAACTAGTGGTATAAATGGTGTGTCTTCAAGTGTATTTTATTATGAAGCAAAGGACAACGCACAATCAGGTAATCCTGGTTCGGGACATATTCTTTGGAATAATGTTACGATGACCGCATCAACCCAAATCAACATCAACCATCTTACAGACACACCAGTAACAGACATAGATATATTCTTGGCTTTATTACAAGTAGGACAACAGATTACAATTCAAGACCAATCTAATAGTGGAAATTATCAGGTATGGACTATAACAGGTGCGACAACACAAATCGTAGGAGCATCTAACTATTGGTTAGTTCCTGTATCTTTGGTAAGTGCTGCGGGAACAGCGCAATTCCCCAACAATCATAAAATCATATTAGCAACACTTGGAGCGACTGGTAGTTCAGGAACTTCAGGTAGTAGTGGAACATCAGGGACTTCAGGTAGTTCAGGAACGAGCGGTTCATCATCAGCGGTAGATGTGTATAGCGGGGGAACTTTGGTTGTATCACAGGCGGTTAGATTAGATTTTACAGGAGCAACAATCACTAGTGGTGGAACAGGTATAGCAAACATATCAATCACAGGTGGTGGAGGTGGTGGAACATCAGGGACTAGTGGTAGTTCAGGAACATCAGGTTCAGCACCTATCCGTGTGTTAAATCAAACATTATTATTTTCTGCTTGGACTTATAACACAGGAACAACTTATTACGATTATAGTTATTCTAACACAGGAATAACAACATCTTCAAGGGTAGATTTCGTCCCTTACAACGCATCAGCTTATACAGCACAGGTTGCTAGAGTTCAAGCCTATAACGATGTATTTTCAGGTTCATCAACATTTTATGCTCAATACGCCCCGACTGCTAATATCACAGGGGACATATACATATTCACAACAACATCATAAGATATGCCATTTCAATTACCAAATCAAACATCGTTCGCACAATTTAAACCAATATATTCAGGTTCAACTTGGGTTAGACCTGCTGATTGGATTACAATAACCGACGCTCCTAATGAAGTTCAATTTTTAGTTAGTAATGTTGTGTATCCTGTATATGCTATAAACACAACCTTTACACAAACAGGGGGTGTAGGTAATATCTATATTGATTGGGGTGATGGAACAACAGATACAATTTCAACAACAGCATCAACGACAACAAACCACACATATACATCAGGGGGAACACCTTCTAGTAGAGGATATAATACTTGGAAAATTAGAGTATATGGTGATGTAGGAACAACAATCACGAACGCACAACAAACAAGAAATAATGCATATTGGGTATCAATAGTAGGTGATGTTGGTTTATTAGAAGCGTATTATGGTGATTTAACAAATATAACATCATTTACTAATTATTTTTATCAAACAACAACATTCCTTAGATTTAACTTTATTGAATATTGTAAATTACCAAACACATATAATAATTCAGGGGCTTTATTCCAATCAACATTTAGAGATTGTAAAGCATTACAAAAAATAGTAATGCCAACATCTATGCCAAATGTTACAAATACTAGTGATATGTTTAGTAGTTGTATATCTTTACCAGAAATCACATTACCATCAAATATGGATAGTGTACAATCTATGTCTACTATGTTTAGTAACTGTTATAATTTAGTAAACATAGTGTTTCCAACATCACTACCATTGGTTGCAGGAATGTCGGGTTTTTTCCAAAATTGTTATTCATTAGGAAGGGTTGATTTACCGCTCACCCCCGTTGCTTACCAATTTGATAGTATGTTTCAAAATTGTAGTTCGTTATTAAATGTTGAAATTAAAAGTTGGTCTTCACAGGTTATGAGTGGTGGAAATATTTTCAATATGTCTAGTATGTTTAATGGTTGTAGAACATTAGAAGATGTAAAATTGCCGCCATCAATTGCTGCTGGCTCAATTGTTAATTTTGATACTGCTTTTAATGCTTGTTCTGCTCTTAAAACTTTTACATTTTTTGAAAATTTTAACGCATCATCGTTAAACCAAACTTTTAATGGTTGTGCTAGTTTAAGTAAAGTAGTAATGCCATCATCAATACCAAATTTAACAAGTATTACTAGCACTTTTAATGGTTGTACTCAATTAGCAGAATTAACATTACCTAATAGTGTCGGGGCAACAATATCAATGGGGTCAACATTTTTTGGTGCAGTGGGTTTAAGTGAAATAACAATACCATCAGGTTGGACTATAACTACCTTATTATCCACATTTAATGGAGCAGTCGGACTTAAAAAAATTACATTACCAAATAACGCTCAAAATAGTTTAACAAGTATGGCTACTATGTGTAGTGGTTGTTTTAATTTACAATCAATAGTGATGCCAACAAGTATGACTTCATTAACCACTTTAGCAAATGCGTTTTTAAATTGTAATAATTTAAAAACAGTAGTATTTCCATCATCATTAAATGCTGTTACAACTATGGCAAGTGTATTACAAAACTGTAGTAATTTAACTGGTGTTACTTTACCAACAAGTATGACTTTAGTTACCGCAGTAAATTCTTTAGTTCAATCATGTGTTACATTAAAAAGTATTGTAATGCCAGCAAGTGCTCCAGCAATTACAAATTACGGTTCAGCCTTTGCCAGTTGTAACGGGTTAAATAATATTACATTTCCAACATCAGCACAGAATAGTCTTTCTGTTCTTGGAAGTACATTTAACCAGTGTTGGTCTTTAACAGGTTTAACTAATACACAATCATTAGGTAATTCTGGAACAACAGGAACTATCTATGTTGATTTTAGTGGTGCCGACAATTTTCAACTTCCATTATTAGACATGTATTGTAAGTTTTCAAAATTTGTTCTTACAGGACAAGCCACTAAATTAACACCATTGGCTTCACTACGATTACGAAATACTGGCACGGGACAATATGCGGGAACATCACCACAAATAAACATTTCATATAACGGATTAGGACAGGCAGCGTTGGTTCAGGTCTTTAATGACTTACCAACTTTAACATCAAAAACAATAAACATTACAGGTTGTAGTGGAGCAGCAGCACTAACCCCCGCAGAAAGAGCCATCGCAACAGGTAAGGGTTGGACTATAGTAGGATAAGATTATGATATACAAATTATTTTTAGAAGAAGGATTGTATCAAGACAAGGATACAAAAGAACCAAGAAACTTATTGGAAGGGGAAATTGCTTATACCCCTGAAGGTATAAATGTGGGTTGGACTGAATTAGAAAACCTTGAAACAGCGTTGGAATATTTCAACCTTGAATTAGTGCCTGAATCTGAAGAATAATGGATGAAGCAATCTTGGCAGAAATAGCCGCAATGTTAAAAAAGTCTTTGGTGGTTCAATTGAATACACCAAGACCTGTAAAAACATATAATGGTTTACAAAAGACCGTCAATGGTAGACCTGTTCCTGCATCACCACCAAGAGCCAGTGGTAATTTAATTAAGAACTTAAATGTTTATTGGGTTGATTCTGAATTTGAAGCACAACCTGAATTGATTGTTGAATTACCTGACTATTACTACTTTGTTGAACAGGGTAGAAAACCAGGAAGATTTCCACCTTTGAATATGATTAGAAATTGGGCAAGAGTTAAAAAAGAAATTCCACAATTTAGAGATAAAAAAGGTAGATTTATTTCCAATGAATCAAGAGCATTTTTAATTGGTCGTTCAATAGCCACATATGGTTTTGGGGCAACACCATTTATAGATAATGCGGTCAATGCTGTATTACCACAAATAATAGATAAATTGGGAGATGCGGCAGCAGAGTATTTCCAAAACGCAATAAATGAAAATAGAATTATAGTAGGATGAGCATAGCAATTATTCACGAACCACCTCAATTTCAACCCGTATTAACTGATGGTATATTTTATACCGTCTCAGCAGACACAACAGGTGTTTATAAATTTAGATATACCTATGATGTTTATGTCAATGGTAATTTAGAGTTTTCAGCCAAAGCAACTCCAAACCCATTTGGTGTTGGTCTTGCAGATATTTCAAGGGTATTGAAAACATATTGTTTTAATAACCCAATTGGTTTATGGGATACAACACAAATCTATCAACACCAAACATTCCCATTTGCCGCACCATTTTTTGATGAAACAATTAATTATCAAACATATTTTGGTTATGAATATTCTTCAACTCCACTTGGACCAGTAACAGGATTTACAGGTGTGGGTTCAGGACAAACTCAAGGAAATCCTGGTGTATCCACATCACTAAAAAAGGTCTTCCAATCAACGATGGGTGTCAATGGTAGAGCAACCCAACAGGACTTCAATATGGACCCGTTTGTGTTGTCAGGAGACCCAACAACATTCAATCCAACAACCTCTGGTTTGTTTTTAACAAACTCACCAAGAACAAGAAACATTCAAGAAACGGAATACTACACATTACCATTTACAAATTACTATTTGGATACCACAACCATTTCAGAACCTTATTATGCTGAGTGGACATTTTATGATTCTGATGGTGTTGCTTTTACAGCAATTACCGCAGATAATATCATTTCAAATGGTGGTGGACCAAGAACAAATTGTTTGGATGTTTATCCCGCTTTACCACTTGTAATTCCATCAGGAAATACAAATTATAATACACTTTATGTTGCTGCTGGTCCTAAGAACTTCCCATTTTGGAGTGGAGTATCAGCAAACACAGTTCAATATACGGTTCAATTGTTTGGAAAATTCACAGGAACAACATCACCAATTCCTGCAACTCCAACACCGACACCAACCCCAACGGCAACACCACAAGCATGTCCTTGTTTAACTTATGAGGTAACAAATCCATCATTAGAATCTCAAGGAATTTTCACTTATAGAGATTGTTCAAATATACCACAAACATTGATTGTAAGTCCTGGTCAAACATTCTATGTTTGTGTTTGTAATACTAATTCTTGGAGTGTTCAAGGTCCATTAATCGTTACTTACGTTTCACCTTGTAATATACCATCATCAACTCCAACACCTACTCCTTCACCTACACCATGTTTATGTCAGTCATATCGTGTTGAATTTACTGGTGCTACCACAGGAGCAACTGTAAGTTATACATTCTGTAATGGAACACCTGTAACATTTACAGCATTAAAAGACCAAGTTTACATACTTTGTGCTTGTGCTGGAACAGTCACATCACCATCACCTGATGTAAGCATAATCTTAAACGGACCCTGTTAAAAATATGGCAAATATACCTAATCCCGTACCAACCACATATACTTTAGGAAATTGTACTGGTTACACACCTGTTTCTGAAGTTTTTACATTTAATGTTGAACCGATTTGTAATCGTTCAGGAAATCCACAATTACAATTGATGTGGAAAAATCGTTATGGTCATTTTGACTATTATACATTTACAGCATCAAAAATTGAAGGTCTAAAAATAGACCGACAAACATATAATCAATATGATGTTGATTGGGGAGCACCAAATCCCTCAAAAGAACAATGGACTTATGGTCTGGCTGACTTTGATGTTGAAATGTTTGAAACCCATGTTATAAATTCAGGATTTTTAAATCAACCTGATTTTATGTATCTTCAAGAACTATACACAGCAAATGAAGTATATGAAATCACCAGTGATGGTGGAGTAAGACCGATTGTTGTAACAAACACAGAATTTAGTATTAAGAACAAAGGAAATAGAGAAATCACAAACATTGAATTAACTTATGTTTACTCAAATAATATTGAACTAATAGGATTCTAATATGGATACTACTCTACTTGTATATTTGAATGATGTTTGGAATAGACTTGATTTATATGAAGATATTCCAATTACAATTATGATTCAAGAGGTTGAAACTACCATTTTAGATGGGAGGACTTCTTCATATTCAAAACAATTTTCAATTCCAAATACAAGTAATAATGCTAATATCTTGGAACATTATTTTGAGGTAAATGGTGTTGATTTTAATCCATTACAAAAGATAGATTGTGTAGTTCAATATCGTGGAACTGACATTTTTGTTGGTTATTTGAGATTATCTGCGGTTGTTAATAACCCAAACTATACAGATTATGAGGTTTATATCTTGGGAGATGTTGCAGATTTTGCATCAGAAATAAGAAATATTACACTTCAAGATTTACAATGGGATGATTTACAACACGAATTAAACTACTCATCAATTACAACATCTTGGAGCGCAGATACTGGTGATGTAAATGGATTGTTTGGTGGTAAAATTCTATATCCAATGATTAATTATGGATTGATATATCCAAGTGGTGATACACCATCATGGACTTATAGTTTTGATGAAGCACGTTCATTTGATACAAATGTACATCCAGTTCCTGAGAATGTTTGGAAACCAGCAATTAGAATTAAAGAAGTCATTAATAGAATTTTTGATAAAACAGAATATTCAGTTTCTTCTGAATTTTTTGAAACAGAGTATTTTCACTCACTTTATATGGATACATTTGTTAATGGTAAATTGGGTGTTGAGGCTGCCTCTGCGGTAACAAATCAAAACATTTTTAGGATTTATGCAAATGATTCAATTCTTTATTCAAATCCTGATGGAAGATTTCAAATGTTATTCAATAATTTTCTACCTGATGGATATGACCCATTAAATAATTTTACATCAGCAGTTCCTTACAATTCTGTTGACCCTGGCGACCAATTGAATGCATCTTATTTTAGAGTTCCATTTGGGGGAAATTATTCATTCAACATCAGATTTAATTTTGATAATAATAAAAGTGCATTATTAGGAAAACTATATTTCCAAATTGTTCTAACCAAATCAAGAACAGCAAATGGTAGTGGTCAAACAACCATTGCTGTATCACCTCAATATGCATCTGATAGAGATATTGGTTCAGCAAACTGGTTACCAACAGTTTCATTAGATTCAGGAGATTACGTTAGAGCATTTATTTCTGTTACTGAAAATCTACAAAGAGCAGATTTAAGAATTACAGGTTATGATAGTTTTGGTTTGACATCACCAGCACCAATGTGGGATTTGTATAATGCACCGACTTTAGCAGGAACAGAATTGGTTGATATTAGATTGGGACTTCCAGCAACAAATTGTATAGATTTTATCAAAGGATTAATCAAGTTGTTCAACTTGGTTGTCGTTCAAGATGAGGTAAACAAAGTAATCATCATAGAACCATTTAATTGGTATTACAACGAGCCGGACCGAAAAGAGGTAGATTGGACTGAACGACTTGATTTAAAGTCAACATGGAGGGTAGAACCACTTTCTTTTGAATTATCAAAGATATTGAATTTTACTTATGAAAAAGGTTCTGAAGAATATTTAAACAAGTTATTTGAGGATGCAAACCAATATAGGTTTGGAAGATACAAATATACATCAACAAGCAATTTATTTACAGGTGAACAAGATTATGTCGTACCATTCGCTGCTTTACCAACAACTGTGGTTAATGGAGCAGATAATTTCATTATTCCTGCTGTTTATAGGGAATTAATACCACAATTACAACCTTATTCAAATAAAAATCATTTGTTCTTTTGGGTTGGAAATAGATACGCATATAAAGATAAGTTTAAACAAATTCAAGGAACTTGGTATTTGTCATCAGGAAATACATCTGTTGAACAAACAACTTATCCATGTGTTTCACATTTATCATCGTTAGATATTCAAATACCAGAATTGGTTGCTGATTTAAATTTTGGTTCAACTTGGGATTTCTTCGGGAACTATAATAATTTACCAGTACAATTTACACCATTTAATTTATGGAATTTGTATTGGGAGGATTATGTAAATAACATTTATTCAACTGAAACAAGAAGATTAACAGGAAGATTTTTATTAAGACCTTTGGACATTTATCAATTAAAATTAACAGATAAGGTTTTTGTTAAAGATTCATTTTATAGAATTGAAAAAATTAATGAAGCAGATTTGGTAAACAATAAATTGACTGAGTGTTCTTTAATTAAAGAATTGGGTGGTTATTATAAAGTTGTTCCACCACATCCTTACTATACCATACAACCAAATGAACCATATCCTGGTTTAGCATCAGCATATACATTAAATTGTTTTACAGGATTTACAAGCACACCTGTTTGTGATGGAACAGCAAATACCGAAACTTTAACAACTTTTGGAGTTTCAGGATTATCAAATAATCAACAAGTATATTATGACACAGGAACTCAATTCATTCCTGTACAACAAGGAACTTACGTCAGATATACTGCGGATACAACTACTTATGTTGTAATAAATAATGTAGGAACTCTCCTACAACAAAATTGTTAAAGAAATGGCTGAAAAAACTATTGGTTTACGTATACAATTGAATGGAGTTACGGGTGTTGTTAAAGACATCAAGACATTTGAAGATGAAATAAGAAAAGCAAAAGAGGATTTAAAAGAGGTTGAAATTGGTTCAAAAGTTTTCAATCAATTATCTCAAGAAATTGGTCTTGCTGAATCTCAATTATTAGGATTGATTCAATCTACAAAACGTTTAACAAAAGAACGTGAGATTGAAGGTATTGGTAAATTGGGTCAGGGTATTGCTTCATCATTTGCTGCGGCAACTGCGGCAGTTTCTTTGTTTGGAACTGAAAGTGAAGATGTTCAAAAAGCAGCAACAGCCGCACAGAATTTATTGACCTTAGCGTTATCGGCTCGTGGTATTGCGGAGATTAAATTGGGAGCACAATTGGTGGCTCGTACAATTGCTGAAAGGTCAGCAGCGGCAGCCAACGCATTGGAAAAAACAATTGTTGATAGTACAACTACATCACTAAATGCTAATACCGCAGCATCGGTTACAAATACGGTAGCGACTGAAGGTCAAGCGGCGGCAACAGGACTTGCGGCAACTATAACAAATGGTTTCAATTTAACCTTAAAGAATTTATATGCCACTATGGCAGCAAATCCTTATGGTGCAATTATCGCAGTTTTGGGATTGTTAGTTTCAGCCTATGTGGCGTTTGGTGGAGCAACAGAAGACCAAGTAGAAAAACAAAAAACATTAAATGAGTTAATGCTTGAGTCAGCAAATGCAGCTCAATCAGAACTTTTAAAAATTAAAGTTTTAACTCAAATTATAAAAGATAATACTTCAAAACAAAATGAAAGATTGGGAGCGTATAGGGAATTACAAAAGTTAGTTCCTGAACTTGCCAATTTAACATTAGAAGAAGCCGAGGCTCAGAACATATTAAATGATGCGATTACAAGAGAAATCACTTTAATTGAGTTAAGAGCAAAACAAAAAGCGTTAGAAGGTTTTATTGTTCAAGAAGAAGAAAAGAACATTAAAAAACAACAAGAACAGAAAGACCAGTATATTAAAAGTTTGGGTGTTGAAATTGGTCAACTTGAACAACGTTTATATCAACAAGGTTTATCTTCAAAAGAGGTTGCCCAGCAAGTAAATTTATTGATTCAACAAAAACTTGCCACACAAGATTTTAAAGGTGTTCAAGAACAATTATATGACATTACAAAACAGATTGTTGGTATTGAAGAACAACAAAACAAGACCCTTGAAAAGACCAAGAAATCTACAAAAGATGTTAATGATGTTGAAAAAAAGAGAAAAGAACAACAAGAAGAATTATTAAAAGCACTTGCTGAAAGATTAAAACTTGAAGCACAATTAATTGCTCAAACATTTCCAATTCAAGATTTGGAACTTAAAATTGTTAAATCAACACAAGAAAAACTTGATACGGCAAAACAGTATTCTGAGGTTTTAAACAAACAAAAAACTATTCTTGAATTGTATAATGGAGTTGTTTCACAATTAGTTGAAAATGAAGATAGATTAGGAAGTGCGTTTGGTGAAGCACAAACAAGTGCTGAACAATATTTTAATATTGTTAAAAAAGGAAATATAACACAAAAAGAAGCCAATGAAGCGACTGATATATTATTTGTAACTTTTGAAAAATTAAAAGAGACATATTCATTAAGTGCTGAAGAATCAAATGTTATTGATAATTTAAGAAGAAATTATATTTCATTGTTTGATACATTTAGAGAATATTCAAACTTTAATTTAGACCCACCATTTACAGCAGATGCTTGGGAACAATCAATTATTGATTATCAATTGGCATTAGGAAAATTAACAAATGACCCAAGCACAGTTTTTGATAAAACAATTAATGCAAATCGTAGAAGAACTCAAGCGGAATCTGATTTTGCAATTAGAAATGCGGTTGAAAATTACCAAAAACTTGAACAACGTTTTATAGAGTCTTTTACAAAACTTCAAAAGGAAAAAGCAAAATTAAGAGGAGATGATTTATTATCAGATGAAAAATATGCTGAAGCAGGAAAATTAGCATTTTCAAATTTAGAAAAAACTGGTAATGTAATATTGGGTTTTGAACAGGGTGTTTATTTAGTTAGTCAACAAGTTAAATTATTAAACCAACAAATGACAGAACTTGCACCTGCGGCAAGACGTGGTTTCTTAGTTGAGAACATGGACCAAATTGTTGATGAATATGGTGTACTGACTCGTGGAATTGTTAAGTCACGTGAGAGTTTAAATGATATTGAAGAAAAATTAAGAACCAAAAACTTTCAAGAAGAAGAAAAGTATAAAGATGCCTTAATATTTTTGGAATCAAATTTAGAAGCACAGGGATTTGATATTAAGGTATTATCTTACGAAGAGAAATTACAATTACTACAAAAGTATTTGAAAAAAGAAGTTGAAGCAACTGAGAAAGCAGAGAAAACAAAACAACAAAAAACTGAAGATACCTTAAATGGTATTATGCGGGGTATACAAATGTTTAGTAGTTTTGTTGGGGAAGCATCTTCATTATATCAACAAAAGATTTCGTTTGAATTAGCACAATTGGAAAAGTCATCAAAAGCAACTTTAGAACAAGTTGTTGGTGATACTGAACAAGCAAACGCTAAAAGATTAGAACTTACAAAACAATACGAAACTCAAAAAGCGGCACTTGAAAAACAGGCTTTAATTAAGTCATTACAAGCACAAAAAGTTCAGGCTATTTCAGCACTTGCATTAGCGTTACTTCAAACTTATAAAGACTTTGGATTTACCCCACCAGGTTTTATCGCAGCGGGAATTGGTACAGCACTTGCTGGTTATCAAATAGCGTTAATTCAAGACCAAATAAACGCAGCACAATCACTTGCGGGTGGTGGTTTAATATTTGGGCTCCCGCATGAAATGGGTGGAGTAAATGCTGCAGGAGGTATTAATCTTGAAGGTGGTGAATCTGTCATCAATAAAGTTTCAACGGTTAGATACCAAAGTTTATTATCCAATGTGAATCAAATGGGTGGTGGAAAACCAATCATTAATAACGCTCAAAATGGATTAATGGAAGAAAGATTATTACAGGCTATTGCCAAAACAAACAATGAGCCAATTAGGGCTTATGTTTTAAATTCAGATATAACAAGTGGTCAAGCAATTAATAGAAGATTAAGTCAACTTGCCACCATATAATTAAAAAGTATTTATAGAGATGTTACGAGTAGTAAATTTAGATATTGAAGGAACTTTAACGGGTGATACAAGAGTTGAAGAAATTGCGATGGTTGAAATGCCAGCAATTGAACAGGATTTCATATATTTTGAAAAACAGGAATTTGAGTCATACAATGATTACCCACAAGCGGCAACAACAAATGCTTGTAGAGCAGTCAAATGGTCTGAAGAAAATGGTTGGGGAAGTTGTCTTCAAGCAGAGGGAAAAAATAGAGCAAATCAATTGTGTAATCGTGAAAATATAACGGAGGAAACAATTGCTCGTATGTCAGCATTTAGAAGACATCAACAACACAAAGACGTTCCGTATAGTGAAGGTTGTGGCGGAATTGCATGGGATGCATGGGGGGGTGATGCTGGTGTTGATTGGGCTGAAAGAAAGTTGGAACAGATTAGAAAGTCAAAAGAAAAAATGGCTGAAGTTGGTCCAAGAGGTGGGATTAAAGAAAGTGATAAAGCACCAAAATCAGATACACCAAACAAAGACCCAAAGGGTGAAGGTTCAGCAAAAGGTGATGCTAGTGGAAAAAGAGGTGCTGAAGTTACAGCAGCACAAGAAAAAACTTTACAGGGAAAGGTTGATGATTTCAACGAAAAAGAATCAAATACCAAATATGGAAAAGCCAGTTTGGGAGCATTAAAATCTGTATTTCAAAGAGGATTGGGTGCGTTTAATACGTCTCACTCACCTCAAGTAAAATCTGCAGAACAATGGGCATATGCAAGAGTAAATGCGTTCTTATACCTTATTAAAAATGGTAGACCTGAAAATCCAAAATACACAACAGATTATGATTTATTACCAGCAAAACATCCAAAGAGTAATGAGAAAATGGAATATGAACCATCATTACCTGGTTATGTAAATTACCCAAGTGGTGATACAAGTAATGACATGTTAATCAAACCTGTGTTATTTGTTGAAAGAGAATCAGGTGAAGAGAAAAAGGATTATGTTTCACGTTGTACGGCATACCTAATTAAGAACGAAGGTTATGACCCTGACCAAGCATACGCCATTTGTGAAAGTAAATCTGAGGATTTTGCTATAGGTCAGAAGGTCTCATTTGATTACGATGATACTCTGAATACTCCAAAGGGTCGTGGACTTGCTATGGGTGAAATTAGGAGTGGTTCTGATGTGTATATCATATCAGCAAGAGGTTCAAAACAAGGGATATATCCACTTGCTGATGAATTGGGAATTCCACATGATAAAATCTTTGCAACAGGTTCAAATAGAATGAAAGTTCAAAAGATTAAAGATTTAAGAATTACAAGACACTACGACAACAATGAAGATGTAATTAAACAACTTGGAAGAATAGGTCAACAATTTTGTTTTACATGTGAACCAGTGGAATACAATTATTCTGACGAAGAGTTGGAAGTAAAAAACTTATTAACTTATTTAAGAAGAACTGACTTACAAAAGTTTGAAGCAGTTGTTGGAGCAATGAGGGGTAGAACTGAAGATGAAATAAAACGATTAAACCATAAAACCCCAACAAATTATTTTAAGTACGATAGAGTAATTCAAGAAGGTTCTCCTGATAGAGATTTTTGTATGAGTATTGAAGATAGATATTTCCGTAGAGTTGAAATAGATGTTTTAAGAGATACAAATAGTGAGTTTGGTCATGAGGGTCAACCATACTCAAAATGGTTGTATAAAGGTGGTCCAAATTGTGTTCACGCTTGGAGAAAGTTTATCGCTCAAGGTGATGTTCTTTCTGACCAAGGCATGGCAGAAGGACTTGCTGGTACTCCACCAAAAGAAATGCCTAATAACGGATATTATAATGAGATAACAAAAAGAAAGTCTGAGGTGGCTTACATTGTTTCTCAAAATATGTCACAACAAACATTTAAAGCAGATACTGAAAAGAGAATGGTTTATTCTCCATTGATGATTCCAAACATGTTAATTCCAAGATTGGATGAAGTAACCAATGAAAAGTATTATGTTAAATTCTCACCTCAAGTAATAGAAAAAATTCAAAACCTTTATATGATTGAAAAGAGGATGGACCAAACCAACTACGAACACACAGAACAAAAGATGTCAGATGTTGTTATGGTTGAGTCTTGGTTAGTTACTGGTAAATCAGATAAAGCATATGAACTGGGTTTCAACAGGGATAATCTCCCTGATGGTACTTGGATGGGTGGATTCAAAGTGTTGGATACAAAAGAAGGAGATAACATTTGGAATAATTTCATCAAGACTGGTAAGGTAAAAGGGTTCTCTGTTGAGGGGAATTTTATTACCAATTTT